GAAGAAGTCCAATCTGCATCTCCAAAATTTACATTAGTACAAAAAGCACCTTTTAAAATCCATTCTTCTACTACATCCCCAACTGGACCTAATGTATTAAATCTAATATCTTTTTTATAAAAATCAGAGTAACCATCTCTACCTGTTACTGATTCATGTGATAAACGAACCCATTCCATTACTGCTTGTGCACCAGATGGCGTAATTGGATCATATAATGTTATTTGAACATCTTCCCAATTAGCTTTACCCTTAATTTTTCTTTTAACGTTTATATGGTCAAGAATTACATCCGTAAATGTTATATTAGGTTTATTAGCTTGTCTGATTAAGAAAGCAGGTATACCATCTATAAACATTATAAACCTATTTTTTAACTTCGGCTCAAAAGCCGTGTATAACATCTCGTTTGTATTTAATATTGCCATCGTTATTTATTTTTATTCAATTATAAATATATAATTTCTAAATTTTTACTCACCAAATGTTGCACCTGTTGGTAGAACATTAAAATCTAATATAATAAATTCAGCCGTTTTAGTTGGTTGTAAGAAAATTGAACCTACTAACTGATTTCTATCAATTACATCTGCTGTATTATTTGATTCATCCATTTGGACTCTAAATGCGAATAAACCTTGTCTTGATTGCACTGATTCTAAAAATGGATTTACAATGTTTAAGAATCTATTACGTGTTGCCACCGTATTTTGTTCAAATAATAAGAATCTAGAAGAACTTGCAATAAATTTCTTAACAGCAATTAATAACCTTCTTACATTAATTCTGTCAAGTGCCGAAGCTCTTAATTGTAATGTCTTTTGACCCCATATACAAACTCCTGTTTGTGGAAATGTTGCAATTGGGTTTATTCTTGCTTCATATAATTGGTCTCTTTCAGCTTGATTTAATCTAATTCGAGCTTCCAATACATTTCCTAATACACCTCTATTTAAACCTGCTGGTGCAAACCATTCAGCTTGTAATGCATCACTGGCTGCTATAGCGCCAGGTACTACTACTGAAGGTGGTACAAATACTGGTTTATTTCTTGAAGTATCAAGTACTTTAACCCATGGAAAATATGCTGCAGCATAATTACTATCTAAACCATCTGTTTGATTTACAGCTGTATTAATTGAGTCATTTACTGATGTTAAATCCATTACAAAAAATGCATCACTTCTTTGTTCTACCATATCTATAGCTGCATTAGTTACTGGTGAATGTAATCTTTTAATTACTCCAGGTAATGCTAACATATTAATATCGTATTCATCTTGATTAGAAAGAATATCTAAAGCCTTTTTATAACCTTTATAACCAGCCTTATTGGTTGCACTTAAATCAAAACCATATAAATTAGTACTAGTAATATATTCTCCTATTTGTGGTACTATTGTTGGATTAATACCATCTGAACCACCTTGGAAAGGTACTGAAAATTTTAAGAAAGTATTTGTAGGACCACTTACACCTGTTGTGTCCAAAGATGCACTTAACGATTGTCCTGCATGTCCTATACTAGAACTTGGATGAACTTTAAAATTACCTACATTAAAATCTCCGGAAACATTTGTATCGGGATTTTTAGGTACTGGTCCTATCCAATTTTTATTATCAGTAGTTTCACGAAAGTCCCATCCTAAAAATGCATTTGTACTAAAATCACCACTATTATTAGTGTGTTCTTCTTTAAAAGATGCACTTGGTAAAGATGCTGTAACTGCTCCAGTTCCTGTTCCTAACATAAATCCTGTAACAGTATCACTAACTGCTCTAAATCCTAGGGGAGATAATTTTGGGGATATAGCTCCTTCTTCAACTTGGGATGTAACTTCTACTCTAATAAATCTGGATATGTTAGGATAGTTACCTTTTAATTCTACTTTACCTAATGTTTGATTGTATTGTGCAAATCTATCACCTATTACTCTTGATATATAATTAACATCATCTGGATTTAAATTTACATTATTATATTGTTCTAATACATTTAAAGTATTATCATTATCACCATATTCTCTTAATATTACACTAAATTGTGAATATTGTTGTTCACCATCGATATCAGCAGGTTCTTTAAGATTTGCAATAGAAATTTTATATTTTTGGTTAGTATCATCACCATCGGCTAATGTATGAAATTTAAATAAATTAGTAGTATTTTTAGACACATCTAATTGTGATGTAATAAATGGAGTTGATGCTGCATTATATCCTTCAGCAAATGAACTTGTAAATTCAAGATTAGTTGTATTTTTTACTAATACTAAGCTTACTCCAGCATCATCAACTAGGGCTAATTGTCTTTGTTTAAAATTTAAACGTGGGAATGCTGAAAATTCATAAGTATTAGCTCCTGTTTTACTATTATTTGATTTACCTCTTGGACCTAATGTTTGTTCAATATAATCATTTTGAGTAGTAACTAAAGAAGTTGAAACTATTTTAGCAGTAGTTGCACCTGCCGATCCTGATAATTCTAAACTAAATGATCCCGAAATAGAAACTGCGGAAGGAGATATTGATGAATCACCTAATTCTAAAGATGAAGCATTATCTTTATTTTTAGAAGGGAAAAATACTGAAAGTATTTCACCATGACCTACGCTAGCAACACTTCCTTCCCCTCCTGCTAGTGTAATTATAGTACTATTATCTGTTTCAAAGTTTGATGTAGCCGAACCAGTTTTAAATAAAAATCCATTGCCTTGGGTTCCTATTACTGATGAAGTTAATTGCAATACTGCTGAATTAGCATTTGCAGTTAATACTGAGGAAGCACTAGCATTTATTTCTGCTACTAAGTTAGTTACAGTTCCCGCTGCATTAGCTCCAGTTGAAAAGAAAAATACTTGACCATCTAAGTCATCATCTGGAATTCCGGCAGCCGGGTCAGATGCAATAAATCTAAATATATTTGAACCTGCTTCAAATCTAAATTCTTGATTAGCAGTAGCCGGAGCAGCTATAGTGGCACTACCTCTAGCTCCTTTTCCCACTGAACTTCCTGCTGAACTTGAAGCTACTAGTGCAATTACTTGTTTAGTACTACCATCAAATTTATATCCCCCTCCTGCTAATACTCTAACTACGGTTACTGAACCTGCAGATCTTAGGTATTCTCTTACAGTTTGTGGTATGTAAGTAGTTGGACTTAAATCTCCAAATCTTTGCTGAAATTCAGTAAAACCATTTCTTATTACTATAGGGACAAAAGCTGGACCCTGTGCTGTGGGTCCTACAATTGCGGCACCTATTTGTCCTATACCTTGGGGAAGAAAGGATTGATCATTTTCTTGAGTAAATACTCCCGGGGATACAATAGTTTCGTTTGCCATCTTTTATATATTATAAGCTTAATTATCTAGGTTATTCCTATATAAATATAAAAGAAAATTATAAACCTAGGTATTAATTTTGTGATAATGTAAGTTTTCCAGTATCTATATCAAGAGTACCCACTCCATATTTATCAGAAAGTTGTTTTGCAACCTGTTCTTCTTTTTGTTGTAATTTTAAAACCATATCTTGTAATTGAATTTTTCTAACTTCAAGAGAACCCAACTGTCCTGTTACTTCTTTTACTTGTTGTTGAAGAGTTTTTATTTCATTTAATTCTTCTTGAGTAAGTTGTTTTTCTGCCATAACTTTTATTAATTATTTATTTATTGTTTTTATATACATATATCAAAATTAAAAAGACCCACCATCCATATTACTATTTATAGCACCAAAACTCGCTGTAATTCCTGTAAAATCACTTAATGATTGGATTTTCCAATCAAATTTACTTCTTACTAACATTACTCTACATCCATTATCTATTTTAAGAACATCATTATAACTATTACTCCCTATAGTACGAGTAATAAAAGATTCTTTTAGTAAATCTCCATCATCTACTACTATTTCAGTTCTAACATTACTAGCAACTTTACCTTTCATATTACCAAGAAAATGACCTTCACTAGTTGCGGATTCAATATATATCGTATGAGCTCTATCTTCTATTGTAGGTGGAGTAATAGTACCTATAGGAAATAAAAGTTCATCATCTAATCTTATAAACATAGCTTGTATCCCAGATAAATCTAAATTATAATAGGTTCTGGAAGGAGATCCCGCATTGAATTCAGTTAAAAAACTACCACTATTACTATTAGTTATTGTTACTTCTTTATATTCTAATATATCTGTAAGTATTGTATTTTTATCGGGAGAAGGAGGAATTAATTTTAATACATCATCAGTAGATAATCCTGTATCCGTATTTCTAGAGGCTATTCTAAATAATTTATTATCAGTTTTAGCAAATAAATCTCCTGTAATTGTATTTAGCACTAAATCTTCTTTACTAAATTCATTAAGTTTGGGATCTCTATTTAATTGTATTACTTCAGCCATTATGCTAATTCTACAAAACTTTTATCTGGATCAAACAATATTTGACCATTAGAATTAGCCAAACTATACCCTACAATTCTAACTACATCACCAGTACCCGAAGGTGCAGTACCACTAGCTTTTCCAGATGAACCCGTTTGTAAATATAATACATCACCCATATCTCCCGGATCATGATCCAAGGTTACCGATCCTCTAATTAACATTCCATCAGTATCAGAGTCATCACCTAATGCTACAGCTAATAATCCTTTAGATTTATCTACATCATCAGCATCCGCTAATGCCCAATTACCCGAACCACTAAGGTAATAAATTTTACCATTATCCATAGATGTAGTACTACCAAGATATACTACATCTCCAACGGCATCTGCAACTGTACTAGAAGGTACTGCAAATTTTCTTCTAGCTACTTCAAAATTAGTGCCATCAAACGTTAAATTTTGCTCTCCATTAAGTGCATCTGTACTAGTAAATGTGGCGATTCTATTATTAAGACCATTAGTAACAGCGGAAACTGCTCCACCACCCCCTGCGATTGCACCAGCTAATGATGAGGAAGTAAATATTCCCCCACCTATTGAAGCAGTTAACATTGTAATAGTACCACTTGAACTTATATTAGCTGATGATGTTATATGTTCAGTAAATACAATTCTATTTGTTGCAAATGTAGCTATACTTTCATCATTACCTTTAATTACAACTGTATCAGAAGCAAATGCTAATCCTGTATTTGCATCACCAATATGACCTACTAACGAATCAGTTTCTATTTGATTTGCAAGTATGGTTCCACTTGAACTTATATTACCTGAGGCCGTTATGTGACCATTAAATGTTTGTGTATCATTAATTGTATCACCAAATACATTAGATCCTTCGGTTTGAACTATTGAAGAAGTAATTATAGATGATGTTATG